TTTTTTTTTTTTTTGCTATAAAAACTCTGTTTCTTGCTATCAAGTAAACAGACCATGCAACCACACCTTGCCGATTTCGGTCGAAGGGTGGATTTAATTTGGCTAAGTGGTTTTCAAACTCCTCAAGTTCCAAATTCAACAACTCCGTTGATGAACCAGGGGATTATTCCTGGAACTGGACATATAAGAGAATTAAAATTACTTATAAAAAATTCCTCGTCGGGACGACGATTAAAAAAATTCAGCTGACATAAGAATTGTCGAAAACTGGTGGGAAGCCCAGGAAATATCCTAAGCTAAAGTCCTCACCAACAGCTCTCTTAATTCTAATGACTGTAAAATTGTCTACAGCTTGGCTATCGTTGACAAGCACAGAGCTGTATGGGTTCCATACGTCGACTGGGATCTTGTCGTCGTTGGAAGGGAGAATCGCGGTACTATGATTCTCGCAATAATATGGGACCCTCACGGAAACGGCAGAAATCGAGGTGTCGAAATACTGCTCGGCGTTGGAGTGAGTGGTACCATATTTAGCCTCTCCAAAATTGTAGGTTTCACCGATCTGATCAGAATAATTGATGGCAGTTCTGAACACATTACGACCCGAAAATTTGGAAAGGGAAGAATTATTGGAGATCCTTATTTGAGAGTTAGCATTGGCCGGCATAACCATCACGCGCATAGAACCACGCATGAAAGCATAACCGTGAGCCAATCTGCTCAAAGCGTCAAGAGTGCAAACTGGCTCAAAGGTCGTAAGTGTCGAGACCTTAGGCAAAGCCACAGTGAAAGGATAAAAGAAAAATGTCTGATCAGTGGTGTATTTAGGCGCAGCCAAATTAAACGAAAGACTAGTGTAACGTAACAGCAACTGTCTAACACTGACAAATTTCTCTCCAATAGCATGACACGACGGCTCCAAAGTGTCAGGCATAGATGGGTAGTTGCCAATAGGTTCAGCAACGGCAGTCTGATCAACATCAGTCTCTGCAGGACCGCCCATCTGCGGCAAAAGAGGATTCTGATAATTCCCACCATTATTGTCCTGGCCAGGAATGGCATACTCAAAATCCTCACCGGCAGAGGTGGATACAAGAACGTCCACCTGCCTAGCACAACTTTCAGGAGCACGAAGCTCATTGACAACCGTAACATATAATGTGCCCAAACGGTCATCAACACCAATATATTTCTGGTACTGAAGGTAGGGGATCCTCAAAGTGACTTCCGATTTGTCCTTTATGTCAACAATATCCCGGAGCAGATACTGTTGATCATTTATGCCTGGAGTGGTGGCAGTCTGGGCTGGGACAAAATGAAAAGAAAGTTTCCCGGAATGGAAATCAGTCTTAACAACCCTGAAATGCATATCTATAGAACCTCTATATGTCATGAAAAAGGTGGAAAGATACGCAAAAGGGGCCAAGAAGTCGTAATACTGGGGGCCGCCAGGTGTGGAACTAGAAACTCTCTGTCTAAGATCAGAAGGTCTGACAGAAAAGCTCGCGAGCACAGCACCAGGCAGAGCTGTATCAGCCCAGTTAAAATTATCGAACAACATCGGGATCCTCTTGATGTGATCAAAATTCATCTCATCTATGTCATCCATACCAAAACCAGGTTTGACAGAAATGGAATTGTCATGAAACAAGGCCAACGTGGGCGCAGTGTCAGCACCAGTGGCATTGGACATGTTAGGCTGATTAAGCCTGGAAACATAAGATGAGGGGGTGGCTATAGCCGGCTTACAATAGCCAAACCAAGAAGCCACTGTAGAAGCACCACGCAGAGCCCAAGATGTAGGGCCAGCGTAAGCAGATAGGAGCGGAACATCTGCAAGAGTGCTGATAGCCTTACCAGCAGCCAGAAGACTACGAGATATAGTACCTCCACCAGCCATGATCTCGGCCTCAGAATCAGCGATCTCCTTTTTAGCAAGACCACCAACGGATGAGGCAAACTTCTTGGCCTTGGTGTAAGATTTCTTCGAAGACGACATTTGCGGATGCAATGGAGCCGCAAGCTCAACATCTTCGAAGTGTAAGTAAACGGAGACACTGATGGTGTTCTCAGAAGTCGCACCAGTTGACAGAGGACTCATAATTCTGAGAGTGTATTGACCCCAATCAGGGCCATCTGTTTGCTCCAGAGTGGTATAATCTGTGGTTGAAACGTAGGGTATCTTGATGATAGCAGTGGAGTCCCTAGCATCTATAAAAGGACCAGGAAGGGTAGAAACGGAGGCCCTGGCCTTAAAACGCCAAGTAACAGATTCATTGGGTAAAGTGACAGTAGTCCCTGTAAAAGGGACAAAACCAAATTTGAGACAGCCAGCGTGAAACGGGGTAGCGTTTATAACCACCCTATACACAGCGGTAGCTCTCATAAAGTTAAAGCCTTTAAGCTTTTCTGTCCATAAAGGTATACTGAGCAGATCAAATCTAACAGTAGAACCACAGATCTCGGTGTTAACAACTTGTGAAGTATTCCACTGAACGGACTCAACTAAAGCAGGTTTTGCCAAGAAATCTGAAATGGTCTGATCTCTGACTGGATATAGAGATGAAGCTTCCTGTTTTGATATAACAGAACTGGAAATGACGTTGATAGGATCAGTAAACGTCGTGGTGCCAGCAGCTGTAACATCGGAAACCACATCTTGGGAAGTAACTTGAGTATCATTTAAATTTAAAGTAGAAGCAGATGATATAATGTCCACATGGTCGTCACCCAACGACTCATATGTAAGTCGGGTTCTCTGTCATTCGGTGTCTCTCCGACGCAGGACTGAGAAGTAAGGCTAAATAGCCACGCGCCTTTAACGTAACTGGCACTACACACAAATTCGGCCGACAATTTATGAAACAGGGTGCAAGATCCTAGAAACGAGGTATAAGGGTATGATGGAAGTTTAATGTCATTCCAGGACATGGGTACTCTAATAGTTCAAATCAAGACCGCGAACGGCTTTGAGAGCCGACTTATAATTAACAGTCGGCACATAATCAAGGACTCCTACGGTAGCATTACGGAGCCTCTTTGAAAAATCAGAGTAATAAGCCGGGCCATGGAAAGCTGCTTCTTTCAAAGCAGTTTCAATGGTGGCAATGAGATCTTTATCGGTACAAGACCTCTTTGTCCAGTTGCACATTTCTTCAACAACACCAACTTCCAAAGGTGCGTCCCATCTATTATCTTCAGGGACGTACTTGAAAGCACGCTTGAGGAAGGTGCAATCCTCAATGCGGCGATGGACCAAATCATTGGACCCAGATTTAGTCTCATCGGTGTAAGTCATGCCTATAGAGCTCATGACTGCTGTAAATGTCTGTTGATTGACATATGGGGCCCATTTGTCGGACACGCAACTGCCATTGTCATCACCAAAAGTAATACTCCTCAAATTTCCAGGGAGATCAGCGGCAGCCGTGAGGTAACCCTTATAAAGGTCTGCCTCACAGACAATTTTAACAGCCGCGTATCTAATGATGATGTTGTTGCAAATTGAGTTCAACGCCGTGGTTAAGAAGTTCCCACTGGGGTTACTTCCAAACCACTCATAAGAGAAAGAACTTCCCTCATTAGCGCAAACATGACGAGAGTTGACAACGTCCTCAAACAAAGCAGCTCTAACAACAGAGTCTGCCGGATCGCAACCAGCTGATGCGTAAAAGTCCTCAATGAATCAAGAGCCTTATACATCACTGCAATGGGCAGGGAACCATCATAAGCAGAATAATCACCAAATATGCACTTGTCACCAACAGACTTCATGTATCTGACCATGAAGCCCCACTCATCAGAGTAAGGGTTGACGCCCATTGCCATACCGTTGATGATCCTACCAGACATAACTGACCTGACAAAATCACCAAAATACATACGACAGATGATAAGATAATCAATGGGGGATGCACTAATAAGGCGCGTCTTACCCTGGACCACTTTCTCAATAGGCCTCCTCTCGTCCTTGAGATAGTCTGCATATCGGACACGCATGCGGAAACCTTTCTCAAGGCTTGAAATACTAGAAAGAACTGAGTTTTTAAGCTCAACAGCCTTCTCACTGTCAAATGTATACTCCTGATCATCTCCAAACCAATCCTTCTTGCCACGGGACTTAACACCTAGGCAAAAAGGATAGCCTGCACTAGTGTTCCTCGGAATACCCTCAGCAAAAGGTACACCTGGGATGCCGGCAACAGCTTCCTCAAAAGTGAACAAACGAGGATCCCAAGGATCATTCGACTTCTTGCAGTACAAGATCATCTGGGAAACACTAGCACTCACAACTTCCAGGAGGTTGGTGTCGAGCGCTTTTTGGTACCTACTATACTTGGACCTAGCGTTGACCCAGGGATCCTTAACCCCAGCACCAAGATCCATAGACCTCAGCATGGAGGGAGCACAAACTGGAGTGTTGAGCTTGCCATACAGCTTGCTCTTCACAACAGAGTTCCTGCTAGGGATCGGTAAGTTCTCAACCGACTCCCCAACCAAGAAATTGGACCCTATTTGAGCCACATCTTCCTCGAAGACAATGTCACCAGAAAAGAGAACACCACCTTGAGCGTCAATGTCAGGATCCTCATCGACGTAATGAGTGATGGAATTGTCCAAACACGCTGCCGCTTCAATCATATCGAAGCTAAGCTGCGTGGAATAACCGAGGTTCTTTTCATTCCCCGCAACATGCATACCAACAATGGTGGCTTTGCCACTGCCGGGTGCGGCACTGAACAACAAAGACCCACAATCTCCCTTACGGGTCGGGAGATCGTATCTATATGTGCTAGTTGCCTCGAATGGGGCATAGGTAACAGCCCCAGACGGGTAAGCCTCAGCACACATAAACAAAAGATCTCTACCATCTGGTTTAGCCAACATTGCCGAAAATCGACTCTTCACCGAGTCTCGATTCTCAAGCTTAAACATACTAACAATATCAGCATGGCAAGGGACAACTTTGGGGACATTGACGAAAAAGACATCAGTTTCCTCATCACCATCCTTAATCTCACTGGCATCAAGTTCCTCAAAACGAACTTCAAAACCAATACCCTCTGTAGAGCACCTCTCGAAAACAATGACTGGATTAGCTTCACAGTCCTTATCATCGATGAAGGTTTGAACAGCATGGAAAAAGTGGGCTGGGACCATGATCAGACGACCCTTTATGAAGGTGCCATAGACCGAGTACTTCTCAAGTCCTTGGCAATACAATTTATACATATTCCTTTTCAGGACCTTCCTAGCGCCAGCTACAACTCCGCTGTTAGCACCAAGCTGAGCTTTGGCCGTGACCTTAGAAACGGGTCTGGCCTTAAAAACCTTCTTGACAGATTTAGCTTTGCTCTTGCCTTTGACATCACCACTCTGACCACCCAAAGTGGCCCTGAGAAAATACCAGGCACCGGCTGCGATTGCAACGCAGGCCGATAGGATCCCAGCTGGACTAGTTGCCGAAAAGTCAGAGAAGTT